AACTGGGTTGAGTAAGATTCGTTTCCTCTTCCTGAGGATTCGTATTCTTATTTCCCTCTACAAAGCCTATAAAAGGGAAGTAGAGGATGCTCTTCGTTGTCCTCCAAAGGACAGCAAGGAGTAACCCTTTAACCAATGTGAGTGGAGGATTCCGCAATGGAACCAACTAAGATAGTGTTCGACATGTGTCGATGTTATCTCGCTGACAACGCGTCAGAACTAGGAAATCAGCTTCATGCTGAGATCTTAGGACATCTGCGTAATAGGTCCCTTAAAGATCTAACGCAGGTTAGTGATAGATTTGACCCAGAATTTCATGGTCATTCTGTCCTGAAAATCCTGCTCCAAGTTGAAGCCTTCTTTAAGAAGTGCGACCTGTTCTCTTCGGAGAACTGCGAAGAAGTAGCAATGCAGGGATTCCTCGAAAGTGAGGAGATCTGTAAAGCTACCAATTTGCGCTTGGATGCATACTTTGACATGGACCCAAATTCTTGGATCCCAGTCATCGTTGAGCGTATTAGGGATATTATCTCTAGTACTCTCGGACCTAGGGACGTCTTTCTTGATCAGTTACCTGATCTCGTAAGAGTCACTAACGGCGCTACTGCAACCCATCCACGTAAGTTTAGTGGAGGAGCCGCGAGGCTACGCAGGACCATGTATGCCACCGAAAGGTCGCATCCATACCTGAAAGCCTTAGCGTCGTTCTGGGGTTACAAGTGCAACTTCAGGAAAATCCATCATAACCGAGTGGAACTCGTGCCTAAGAACTGGAAAACGCACAGGACTATCGCTTGCGAACCTGAAGGCAATATCGCCTTACAGTTAGCATTTGATACGTTTTGTAAGCGTAAACTGAGAAGTCGACTTCGTGTCAACCTATCAGACCAGTCTCGAAACCAGCGACTGGCAGAGGAAGCTTCATACGATGGCCGTTTGGCTACCGTTGATCTTACTGCTGCTAGTGATCGATTATCTTTGAATGTGGTCCATCTACTCTTTGAGAAAGAGTGGGTGGACTTCTTCATGGATACGCGATCTCCTTGTTGGAAGCAAAGTGATGGTACAATTATACCATATGCTAAGCTTTCATCTATGGGAAACGGTTATACGTTCACCATTGAGACGCTTGTTTTCGCTGCTATATGCAAAGCTTTGGGTAGTCGCAATTTCTCTGTCTATGGTGATGATATCATCATAGAATCTGAGTTGTTCGACGACCTGCAAGCGATGCTTTCTTACCTAGGCTTTGAAGTAAACAAGGAGAAAAGCCATGTTGACCTCGTATCGACGGTACTTCCGTCAGTTGGACCAGCACCTCTACCTAGACTCCCACGGGGTTTGGAGGGACGGCTTCGGGAAACCGAAACGTCTTACTCACAAACTTTCGAGGGAAGTTGTAGGCTTGAGGGCCAATCTGCCGACGGACGTATTCGTCGAGATCTGGTTAGCTGGCTTAGTAACGTTATCGAGCAGTGCCTTGATAGTAGTGAACCCCAACGCGATTCCGGTGTCTACCGGGAATCGTGTGGAGTCCATTATTATGCAGGGCAGCTGATAACGCCCCTTTATCTGCGTTCCATAAGAACACGCAGAGATTGGGTCCTGTTGATGAATAATATCATCTCCTTCGGAACACCGGGGGGGGCCTTGTGGAAGTATGCGATTGCACTATTGCAAAAGCTTAACCTTCCGCTCGGACCTCCGGTCCTCGACACAGGGGCGTGCGTCTTCATAGACGTGCACTCCTGCGAGAGGCTAGGACTCATACGCCACTTCCGTGAAAAGAAGGGCTTTGGGCCATGGCAACCTGCCTTCAAGGCGCTCGTTCAGAGCTCCAAGTCGGTAAGGTGCTATGACTCTCGGGCCTTATTCTTGTGGTTTTTACACCGCAAGAAGAAGCCGTATGAGAGCAGTAGGCACTCACTAGGAACCAACACTAAGGTTAGGTCCAAGTGGGTGAGATATCGGCCAGCAATGGCCGATCTCATGGGAGGGACCGTCCGCCTTCATTGGTGGACGGAGCTGGTGCTCGCGAAAGCTAGCACCAGTTCAACCTAGG